GTTTACTCACGAGTAGGGGACCCAACCTACTTTATAGCCAGTCACACCATCCCTAGGGATGAGTGCGAAATCCGACGTTAGTCGGGCGCCATAAAGTATTGTTGCAAGCTGGATGTCTTCATCGAAACGTGCAAGGTGCACTTTCCTGTAGGTACACGGGCGGTAAACCCGCAAGTACCGGACATCCTCCAGTCGGTACATCGACCACTTATCGGGGGTATCGTGGATCACGATATCCCCAAGTTCCTCTGGCCCACGACACCTGCGAATTGCCGAAGGCAACTCGTCAAGGACGGAGAACCAAGAGGGTAGGAGGTCGTTGTACGTTAACCCTAACTGGAATCCGACCTTTCGGATCCCGTTAGCGACTGATATGAGTTTCTCAGGGGTGTCGGGATCTCCTTTGAGGTAGAAGCCGCGAACGGCTCGACCTTCAAAGAAATCCCCACCGCAAGATTCCCGGAATGGGACCTTGCCCCAGAACGATTTCTCCCTATTAAGAGAAAAACCGAGAAACTCAAGGACGGCAACAACCGAACTAGCGACATCATCTTTGACGATAATGTCGTCCCCGAAAACATAGACATCTTTACCTAGTCTCCCGTCATACCCGCATAAGCGGGAAACAACGTTAGCTATAGCGCTGAATATCACGGTTTCCAGTTCGAAGGTGTAGCCGTTACCCATACTTGAGAATTTCTCAAGTACAACCCACTTGCCGTCAATGAGTGTCCGAGTGCTTCTCAGCATATCGAGCACTTCATACCAGGCAGGGGGGGCAGGAGCTTCACTAAGACTCGAGCTACGGTATCGCTTGCATTGCTAAGATCGAGAGTAGCAAACTCTCGACTCACAGAACTTTCACAGGCGACCTGCCTGTGTACATCCTGTGCCTCTTTTAAGTCCCAACCCCTCTCTTTAAGCCTAGCCTTTAGGGCCGAGCCAAGAGAAAGCTGATAGAACACGTTTATTGACGGTTCGACAGCAATAGCCCTGTCGGTAAGACAGGTCTTAGGGACCGTTGTAAAACGGTTACCGGGGACAAACTGAAGGTTAGCCGAAGCGGACCTGGCATGGTACTTCCCCCACTTGGTTTCAAGCCAAGATGGAAGGAACCAGATCGCACCTCGAGTGAGGGCTGGATCGGAAGTCATTTTGTGAGCTATCGTTGTAGACAGCCCTCGATCGACAAACGTGGCACCCGGACCGAATCTCCCTTCCAGGAGAGTCGGGGGTCGAGCTCCAATTAAGTTTCTCACTTCTTTCCGTATCAATGAGATAATCTCGTAGATACGCGAGTCTTCTTCCGAGTCTTGATAAAACTCAGGAAGGAATCGAGTGAGCCTTTCATTGGTGCTATAGCACTGTCGTTCTCCCTCCCACCATTTAGAAATGGCATTTTGCCTAAGAGGCTGCCGCGAAGGCAGGTTCTTAAACTTTTTGAGAAAGGAGACAGCCGCGCAATCTCTTGCGTAGGCTTCCCAGTGAAGGTACGCACGGGGGTCTATGCTCATACGAGCAATACCCTCGAAGTCACCACTCTCAGCCTTTTTGAGGCAGTCGAGTGAAACTTCGCTAGCGAGGCCCCGCCAATAGCAGGAAGCCAGGCGCATCACAGTACGCGATAACGCTTTCATAGAACCTCCGAGGAGTCATTCAGCCGCTAGCTAGCGGCATCAAGTCGGGCTGAAACCCGACTTCAAGGACGACTTGATGAGAGCCGAACCCAGCAGATTGGAAAGCTGGGAGCAAGCCTCGTCGATGGTCGTTTGGGTGACACCTTGAGGGATGATCGCGGTTCCGTTGAACACGACCCGGTCCTTCGATTCCGATTGGCCAGTGGAAGCGTTCACGAAGACGTGAGGATACGCGAAGTCAAACTTCCCGTTCCGCGCCGTTCGTGTACCGTTCCATCCAGTCGTCATCTTGAACTGGGCGCGCATTCCATTCGGAACAGCCGCGTTACCGGTGTCCTGGCGCCATACAGCAGGGACGCCATCACCAGCAGAGGGTGCGAGAGCATCGTAAACGATGTCGGTGGTACCGTCGTTCTTTTTGACGGTAATACTAGCCATTGCAGGCATAGCAACTCCTAAGTTAAGGGCCGAAGTAACGAAATGTTACTTCTTCAACCCAAGTTGGATCAACAAAGAGACTTGCGCGAGCGCTCGTCTCATGTTGTCCGCTTTATACGGCTTGGATGCAAAGGTCGGCACAGCTACCCCTCCGACACGTGTCATCTCTGACATGGTGTTACCGGATGTCCAGTAGTATGGCTTCCCCCAAACCGCGTTTGCGCACTGTTTCACGACAGTAGTGGTATAGGCGTTAGTAACCGAAACCCCTAAGAAGTCGGTGCAGTGTGACAACATTTGTTCAACGTTGACAAACCAGTCGACAACAAAAGAGAAAGGTACTAACTCCCAAGCTACAGAGGCCGGGTTGACAAGTCCCAGCTGATTAGCCAACCACAAGTTAGGATTGGTAATCCTAACGGTCGCGCCCGTACGGACGTGACCAGACCACAGACCGCGAGTCCTAGAGCTAAACTCGGCAGGCGCCGTAGGGTCCGGATTATAAATAATCAGGCCTGTAGACGCTTTACCGGTAGGATGGGACTCCTTGATCGGTGATTGAATGACATCACATGCATCATAGATGTCTTGAACCATCGGTCGCCACCCATAGTGGTATTCCAGATAGTTCGCGGCGAAAGCCTTATGCGCCGACACTCCTTTTGGGATTGTCGACTGCTTAAGGATCTTGGCAGCCTTTAAAAACTGCCCAGATTTAACAGCCTTCGAGAAATCGAAAAGCTGTCTGGCACGTTGGGCCACCATACCGTAGCTTTTTGAAGCTTCGGCAACGGCAGCACCAATCGATGCCTCCGCCCGGAGATTGCCCTTGAAATCGTCGTAAGCCCTATTCTTCGTAGAGGCGATCGGTGCAGAAGTTGTACTACAAATCTGCAGGTTCGCCGCCATGGTATAACCGTTAGCATATAAGGTTCTACCATGTCTCGAGTTATAGGTCAAACTAAGATCGAAAGGTGTCTTCTGCCTGTAGCCTTCGCGATACTCGTAATAAGTTATCACGGGTGAGCCGAGGGTTTTGTACACCACAGGGGACTTTGTGACTGGATTGACCATGAAATCAAATCTCCTTTTGTCAAGAGGAGTGGTGGCCAGTCCCACCGCGGAAGTCGAG